CGATGAACTTAATTAATCAAAAAAATAAAACAGGGGGCATTTGCCCCTTTTTTTATCCGTGTTGTATATATGCAAGTAGCAGACAGTAATCGTAAAGGCAAACGCTTTGTCGCCATATTCAAGGACGGGAAGCGAATTCATTTTGGACAAGCTGGAGGTAAGACTTATATTGACCATCAGGATAAAGCTAAGCGTGCCGCCTATTTAGCCAGACACGGAGCCGGCCGTGAAAACTGGAACGAAGTCAATGCCGGCTCATTAAGTCGCTGGATTCTTTGGGGGGATTACACGAGCATTGACGGCAACATTGCTTCTTATCGTCGCAGATTTTCTGTATAGTATATATGGACACCTACTACATGAGAAACCGTGAGCGCATATTGGAACGAAGCACCAAAGCATACCGCGAGGAAAAAGAACGCATTGCACAATACCAACGCGATTATCTATATAAAGCAAAATGGCGTGAACAACATCGCGAGGAAATCCGTGAGAAAAGCCGCGAGGCCTACGCCGAGCAAGTGATGGAAGAAGAGGGCCGGCCAGTTGTTCCCACTCTCAAACGTGCCGCGTGTTGGTATATGAATAAACCGAATGGTATGAGCGACACCGAATACCGCCGAGCCAAAATTGCACGCCGTCTGGAAATCAACGAACAAAGGGCCGAACAATTTAAAAAGTTGTTATCTGGAGAGAATGTATAATGGTGTTCACCTATAAGAATCGCTTCAACAAAAAGTATGGTTTTGAAAAAGACGAGCCTCACAGTTTAGCCGACATTTCAAAAATCACGGGGTATAAGAAGTCCGGATTGCAAACGATCTTTGACAAAGGAGTAGGGGCTTTTAAGACCAATCCTCAATCAGTCAGGAAGGGTATCCGAAGCCCCGAGCAGTGGGCTTATGGTCGTTTATACTCAGCAGTTATGGGTGGTGCAGCGGCAGGGGTAGATGCTCAGCATTTGATACGCAAGTAGCAATAAATTCAATTTTATATTGGTCATTTATATAATGTCGTATGAGAAGTATGTAGGAAGGGGTCGCGACAATGGTACAGTCGTTTTGCGTAGTCGCCGCTTCGCTTATGGGTTTTGGACTTCTTGGAAATTGTTTAGGCGATTTTTTACTTAAACTTTTTTATTTTGGTTATATATAGAAATCATGTCTAGATGGCAATGCAGATATACTACTGATGATTTTGTTTTGGAGATGGCTCGAGAGATGTATTTGAGAGACTGGAAGAGGGCAATAAGAAACGCCCATTGGATTATTCAGGCTTTCCACAGAAAAGAATATTTAGACAATATATAAGACCCAGACGACTAATTCCATAAGTGCTCCTCCCATTTTTTACCAATTGCGAAATTGGTATAAAATTGAAAACTATTTAGGGAGAATATCTTTATTAAGTATATATATATAACTATCATAAGATGCCTACTACCGAAGCTCAAAAGCGTGCAAGTAAAAAGTGGAACCTCGCCAACAAAGAACGATATCGAGAAATACAAATTGAGTGGATAAACGCTAATAAGGAACGATACAATTCTTTAAACGCCTACCGACAACTCCAATATTTTCGTTATAAACAATCTTTCTCTTACGAAAACGCAGTCAAAGAATTACTACGGATAAAACTTTGAACCTGTAAAATTGAAAAAAAATAATTATTTGTAAAAAGAATATAAATAATTATCTGTTGTAAGTATATACTTTAGGAAAATGAGCGAACCCCTTTTAAAAATTGTTATGAGTTGGAATATTTCATTCTATAAAAATGCATCTGAGCATGGTGGTGCTATGGCCCAAGCAATCAAGATGCGAAACCCCGGAACTGTAATTATTTTGTCAGATACTAAAAAAGACGGCAAAATGTGGGGTTCTGTAAGACCAGATAAGCTGTGCGATTTAATCAAAAAAAATCATGGCATATACGAAGTCATTGTAGATTATCCCCACAAACTGTATTTTGACATTGATTGCAAAGACCCCATTTTAGGTAAGCCAATTTTGGAACAGGTTTTAGAATTGATTAAAACTATTTGGCCAAACGGTAATTGGGCTATAAGTGGTTCTATTGTCGATGGTGTTAAAGAGTCTTATCATCTTGTCAGCGATACTTATGTTATTCATAACGATACAGAGCGGGATATGGTTAAATCCGCCGTAAAGTTTTTACAATCGAAGCACAACGCTTTTGATTGGAAAGTTTATACTAAAAACAGAAATATGAAATGCATCAATCAATCCAAGACTGACGGCAGAGTGCAGGAAATCATTCAGGGCGATGATTATCGCAAACATTTGATTTGTTCCTTTATGCCATTGTATCCCGAACCCATTGATTGTCATTTTGACGAGCCACTGAAAGAGCAGATTGCAATTCAAAAAGCAAAAGGCAAAATTAATATGGCAGAGTTGCCAAAACTAAACCTACAAACACCCGCTGATTTAAATTGGTTTGGAATGAAACCAATAGATATGTTGATGCTTTGCCCTTACAAAAACAATAAAGACGATTTTGAGTTTAAATATTTGCACGATTTGGCTCGTTTTGCATTTTATAATGGAATATCGTATGAGAATTATTTGAAATGGGCCGGTTGGGAAGATAGAGCCGACGGACGCATTATGTGGAATGGATTACAAAAATACCCGCCTTTTAGCTTAGAACAAATAAAAAAAATATTACAATTTTATTATCCCGCCCTGAAACGAGATTTACACATGACGGCATTTGCCAACCAATTCAATATGCCGGCTGATATTACAATTACCCCGATCGAGAGATTAAACCAAGACCATTATAACCCAGATTTTAAGGCAACTATTCTGCATTTGACAATGGGGTCAGGAAAAACCGCTCAAACAATAGATTATTTGAAAATGTGGGGGTACAAAGGGTTTTGCTGGATTGCACACAATAAAGCATTAGTTGCCGGAACCCTTGATAGACTACAAAAAGCTGACGTCGAATGTAAAAATTATTTGTCGTTTAATGCAAAGGCTAAAAAAGAGGGAGCTTTGAATTCAGCCAAAAATTTATGTATTTGTGCAAATTCGCTACATTACATTAGCTTTGAGAAACGCTATGGAACTTTGATTATTGACGAAATCGAATCTGTTGTCGATGCATTTATGGGCGATTTTATGGGAGAAAATAAAAGCAAGAACTTTGCGGTTTTAAAAAATCTTATTTTGCATTCTAAGAAGCTTATTTTGATTGATGCATTTATTACTATGAAGACCATTAATTTGATACGTTTGATTAATCCAGAGTGTTCTATTAATATTGTTTATCAGCCCAACGTAAAACCTGAAAAGAAAATCATATTCCATTCACCCAATGACGAAGAAATTTCGGATAAGGATTCATTGAGTAATGCCCTTCACAATATTATAGAATTCATAAAAACCAAAAAACGTGTATTTATATTTTATCCTTACAAACGTGCTGGAAACGGACATTTTAGTATGGACGAAATTGCAAACATGATAAAAAGTCGTGCGAATTGTAAGGTTGTTGCATACAATGCAGATACAGACGATAAAATTAAAGATGGATTGCAAGACGTAAATAAAACTTGGGCAGATTTTGATTGTGTTATTGTTAATCAGGTTGTCACGTGCGGCGTAAGTTTTGATATGAAAGGTTTTGATAAGGTCATTATGTTTTTGGCTTCTTTTGTTAAACCTCGTCAATCTATTCAAGTTTCCGCCCGTATCAGAAATTTCTCGACCAACGAAATTGATGTTTACTATTTGGGTCGCCAATCAAATCAAGAATGCTATATTGATGACAGAAAAGAAATGAAATGCCCTGTATATAGTCAATTATACGAGGATTCTATTATTGAGGATAATGCACCACGCAGAAAGACTTTTGAGTTGTTTTGTCATAAAGCACCCTACAAGATGAAAAGAGACAAATATATTATTGATAAAGAGGTAACAAAAGAAATGGAGGAATATTCAAAGAACAATTTTGAATACCGCTATGAAAATATCGATGAAATTACGCCAGCACAAGCCAATACAATTGAAGGTCTCATTATGCAACAGGACTGTCCTATGTATATGAAATTTGAACTTAAAAAATATTACTTCAATTTAAAATTTGAAATTACCAATGAAAATGAAGATGAGTTGTCAATTACACATATATTACAAAATGCTTGGAACCTTAATATGTTCGGCATTATAGATTGACTTCTTGACCACGCCGGAGAGGAATCTGTATTTGATTCTATTAAAACAGATAACAAATGGACAAGTATATTTACAGCACCAGCCAATAGAAAACAAGTAAAGATGTCCGCCGACGTGGTGGAACGTATATTCAAGGAGTTCAAGTTCCGAACCCTTTCAAAGACAAGTTCTAAGAACCAGATATTCAAGTCTATTATGAATACAGCTTTTAAATCCAATATTATATGCACACAATTTGGTGATGATAAACATATTTCATATTCTATTAATTCAGAATTGCAACCTTGGATAGACGATTTATATAATATTTGTAAAAACTGCGCAAGAACCACATTGAAGATACAGCCTTTTATTATTGATGATGAACAAATTGAATGTTTGGAGGAAAATTAAACGTTTTAGAAAAAGTGGCGATTTGGCGAAATTGTCATTTTTCTATAAGGATTTTTACAATTTCGCCATTTTGCCACTTTTCCCTTTTTTGCATAGAAAATCTTTTTCATCGACCCCCTTAATTAAAGCAACTGAAAGCCACTATATCCCATTCTTCAAAATTGAATTACTGCTGGAATATGCAGCCATTCAATTAACGATTTCATAAATAACAAACCCAGTAAGGAGCAGGAGACCCCCTACACCGATGGAGAGTAGGATACCCCTAAAGCGTTTCTCTTCCTCGTTGGTTATAGCGAACATACTTACACTCCGCTCGATGCGTTGGGGTTGCACCTCTAAAGGTTCTCTACATTCAAGGTCATTGACTGGTTCTTTAATAGTATCCATTCGTATAGTATTAAAATATATTTTAATCGGCGAAATAATAAACCGGCTGAGGCTTTGATGGTTTCACCTCAGGAACAGTAACTTTAAAACTGGAACGTGCATTCTGCTGTGTTTTGGTTTCACGGGATTTTGGCTTTGGTGGCGGAGCTTCGCTTACAGCCTCTTCCTCGGATTCGGACTCCTCGTAAATGATGGTCTTCTTCTTTGGCTTCTTCCTCTTCTTTACAATGACCACCTCCTCCTCGGATTCGGATTCCTCCTGATAGATGACTTTAGGTTCCTTCTTCTTTGGAGGGGCCGGCTCTGGCGGAGCTACAGCTTTGCTTACCGCTTTCACCTTCTTCTTAATTGGCTCAGGTTCAGGCTCGGAAGCTTCCGACTCTTCGCTCTCGGAAACGACCTTTGGCGGAGCCGAACTATTCAGATGTTCGACGACTGCTTTCTTAATGGCCTTCTGAGTGGTGGTCTTCATTTTTTCATCACGGGCTAAAAGCATTTTCTTAGTGGCCTCCTGTTGTGCATCGGAGCGTGGTTTTTTCTGCTTTGGTTTGGTAAGGACTGCATCATCATTTAGGGGTTCGTCTGACATTATATAATATGGAAACATAAAAAATGTCTAAAGCTTAATTAAATCTCTCATACTATATTATAATGCCCCTCGAAATTCACGAAGTAGCCAATGATAAAATGCCCACTACAAAGCCCATAAAAGAAACCATGGATATATATGTCCCCGATATTGTAGAGGGGATTGCCCGACGGAACGGAGGGATAATCCTCTACATAGGTTCGGGAGGCAGTGGAAAGACGAGCCACCTCTTAACCCAAATGAAAACGGTTTATAAAAAGAAGTTCCACCACATTTGGTATTTCTGCCCATCGTCGTCATTCTTAAGTGTAGAGAAGCACCCATTTGAAAAGCACGATAAGGTGCACCACGAATTGACAACGGAAGCATTAGATGATATCCGAGAAGAACTCACAAAAATCAAAGAGGATCGGGAAGAAGATGATATGCCGGAATACTCCCTGGTCATCATAGATGATTTTGCAAACAATTTGAAAGATAAACATCTGCTTGCCAAACTGAATTCAATGCTAATCAAAGCGAGGCATTTGAATTGTTGTTTCCTTTTTACAGTTCAGAGTTATCTGTATTACCCGAAGATACTGAGGAAACAGCTGACTTGGGTCAGTATCTTTAGTGGTGTGAGAAATAAAGAGGAATGGTCGACCATTACAAAGGAACTCTTAAAAATGTCGGAACAGGACGCAAAGACCCTCTATGATTATGTATTTGATAAACCGTATCAACACATGGATTTAGACTTATTTGAGGAGAAATTTTATAAGAACGGAAACCATCTTGAAATAACTGAAAATTGAAAAATAATATAAAGAAAATATAATATGTATATAAAAATGATATATATTATGTATAAAATTACTATAGGTGATTATAAATATATAGGAAGCACAAAGGATTTTAAACAGAGAAAGATACGACATAAATCAAATTGTATAAACAATAATGATAAAAATTATAATTGTAAAGTTTATCAAATGATACGAGAATCAGGTGGTTGGGACAAATGCGAAATAACACCAATTGAAGAATATGAATGTGAAACATCAATACAAGCTCACATACGAGAGGAGTATTGGAGACGCTTATATGACCCTATATTAAATTCAAGATTAGCCTATTTATCAGAAGAAGAAAAAAAAGAAAAAGACCATATAAGAGCTTGCACAAATTATACATGTGAATGTGGCGGTAAATACACACATCAAAATAAAACAATCCATGAAAGAACAAAAAAACATCAAGACTATTTAGCGAACAACAATGTCTCAATCTAATATAAATGGAACATATCGAAAGCATTCAAATATATTTAAATTCCAGATATGCAAATGACACCGTAAATGGAAACACGGCTAACTGCATTTATTATTTGCCGGTCATAGAAATCCCAGATGGACATCACATCTATCTGTCCTTACAGAATGCTAATATTCCATATTCATTCTACAGCATCAGTGCTATTGACAACACCTTCAGCTGGGGGCTTGTAGATGGGTCTATAAACACATATTATGTAGAACCCGGAAATTACAATATAACACAGTTTATAGATGTTATCAAAAATGCAATGGGTGCATCTTATACAATAAGTTACAGCAGTATAACCAGTAAAATTCTTATCACTCATTCTACAAGTAACTTTATAATATATGCAGCGACAATAAATCATGTGCTCGGGTTCTCTAAAACGACTAATACCACTTCAACTGCCAATTTACTATACGGGAGAGACTGCGTAAATCTCAATCAAATTCGCGCCATCAATGTAGAGATAAATTTCCCTACATACAATGTAAATGTAGCGGCACCCAATGAGAACAATATATTAGCAACAATCCCAGTGTATGTGGCGCCTTTTAGCGTAATCACATACCAGAACCCCAATAACTTTAGAACAAATTTGTATGTGAATAAATTGGACCAGATACAGATACAGTTGTTGTCGAACGATGGAAACCTGATAGACCTGAATGGGATAAATTACCAGAT